ACTACATACTACACGTTATAATTGACTTGAAGGTTAATTCAACTTATGGCTAAAGGATTTACGGTTAAAGCAAAAGCACCCACAAAGAAAGCAGAGGAGTGGGACTATCAAGCAATTAAAGAAAGAATGCGAGGTAAGACTATTGTCTTCTGTCTTCCTGGAAGAGGGTGTTCATATATCTTTCTGAAGAACTTTGTACAACTGTGCTTTGATATGGTACAGAATGGTATGAGTATTCAGATTAGTCAAGATTATTCTTCAATGGTTAATTTTGCCCGCTGCAAGGTTCTTGGTGCAAATGTTCTGCGAGGACCCAAACAGATTCCCTGGGATGGCAAACTAGAATATGACTATCAACTGTGGATTGATAATGATATTGTCTTTGACACCAATAAGTTCTGGCAATTGTGTGACATGGCAATCTCAGCAGAAGGTGAAGAGAAGGAGATTGTAAGCGGTTGGTATGCTACTGAGGATGGACACACAACTTCTGTCGCACACTGGTTGGAAGAAGATGATTTCCGTAAGAATGGTGGAGTGATGAATCACGAAACTGTCGAATCCATTCAGAAGCGTAAGAAACCATTCACTGTTGACTATACAGGTTTTGGTTGGGTACTGATCAAGAAGGGTGTCTTTGAGAATCTTGAGTATCCCTGGTTTGCTCCTAAGATGCAAGTCTTTGAGAGTGGAAGTGTTCAAGACATGTGTGGTGAGGATGTCTCATTCTGTCTTGATGCCAAAGAAGAAGGCATGGATATCTGGTGTGATCCTCGCATTCGCGTTGGTCATGAAAAAACTCGTGTTATTTGAGGTAAATTATGGCAATCATGAAAGGTGGCGGATACGTTGAGGGTCGTCCCAAAAAATCTCGTCAAGGAAAAGGAAAGCATACGAAGTTGTCCGCGACTTCTCGTAATGGAGAAAAGAAAAGGTATCGCGGTCAAGGTAAATGAAAACCTAAATTTTCCTACATACCTTTGTATGGTTTGTTGGGAAAGTTCTAGGATATATTAAACAAAAAGATGTATGATCTAACTTTATACACCTATCTCGCACCCAGCAAAGTCTGTGGTGGAGTGGGTGTTTTTTCTTTATGTGATATTCCAAAAGGTACGATGATATGGAAGGGACGACAGGGCGCACAAAAGATTACCTGGAATCAAATACCAAAATACATGCAACAACATATAGCATCAATGACCTGGTGTGATAAAGAAGGATTTTGGATTGATTGTGATCTTGATAGAATATATCAAGCATATTACGTTAACCATTCAGATGATCCTAATGTAGGTATTGATGATGATGAATTATATGTTGCAATCAAGGATATTAAAAAAAATGAAGAGTTATTGTATAGATACTCTAAGATAGAACAAACTTGGACATGAGCGCATTAATTTGTAACCTCCCCTCGGTTGAAGTGTGGGTACGTAAAGAGTATCTTACAGATCATCAGTCTGGACATGGTGAATTTGTAAAGGGCGTTTGGGTATCGTGTAAATCGATTCCTGGACGTGCTTTTTACTTTGAAACCTACTTACCAGAGTATGCGGCAATGTATGATAAATTGCCCATCAGTGCCTTTGTAAGTGCCCCTGAGACGCCCTCTCCTGATATGAACCTACCTAACCTACAATTCTGGAATTGTATGGACTACGGAGTCATGTCAATTCACAAGCAATTCATTGGTTCGATGGATTTTGAGTGCTATACTAGAGATCATGGTAATGTAAAAGGTGAATACATTTGCACGATAGATAACTATCATCAGGATTGCGATGTAATTGACTATGCAACTAGTGAAAATCCAGCTGAACACAAGTCTCATAACTTAATTGAACTTGAAAACGGTCAGTATGCACTGTATCCTAACAATAGAATGCGGATTTACGACAATAGTTTAACTCCTGTTGACCCCAAGATGCCCGATTTTAAGGTATCCACTCAATATTACAGTGTTGAAAATGGTTTTGAGCGACTCGGAATGGGTCGTGAAGACGAATATTTCTGGAAAACTGCAAAAGAACGCGAAAATTTACTCGAAGAGGACGAAAATGTCTCCAAATAACGATTTTTTAGACAATTTGGCAAATGATCAGTATCAAAAGATGCTAAGAGAGATTGCCAACGACGATCAAACGCCCAAAAAACGCGATTCTCGCCAAAATACTGAAATTTTTGAAAATGAGGAGGAGTACACTGTTATTCCACCGCAAACTTTGAACGAATTTTGATGAAATACCTTGATAAATAATACATAATTGCCGTATTTTTGTGCCTCTAGAACGGGTAAGTCAAGGATTTAAGGACATTAGTATGTCATTTAAGATTAACCCCTTAAATGACGACTTAATTGCGATTAAAAATGCAGGTGCTATATCCAGATCCATTAGAAATATCGTTTTTACTGTTCCTGGAGAGAAGTTTTTTCAAGAAGACTTTGGTTCTGACATAAGTCAATCATTATTTGAGAACTTTGATGATCTTACTGCCACAACAATACGTGATCAAATTGAATCTTCTATTGAGAGATTTGAATCAAGAGTAAATCTACGTAATGTAAAGGTGAATCCTGATTTTGACAAGAATCTTTTTAATGTCATCATTCTTTATGACATTATTGGAGCAGATATTCCACCACAAGAATTACAATTCGTCTTGCAGTCAAATAGATAAAAATGCCACTTGCAAATTTCTCTAACTTAGATTTCGATCAAGTTAAGACAACACTTAAAGACTATCTAAAGTCTAATTCAAATTTTACAGACTATGATTTTGAGGGGTCCAACCTTTCAACAATTCTTGATGTATTGGCATATAACACTTATATCTCCTCATACAATGCAAACATGGTTGCAAATGAGGTTTTCATTGACAGCGCGACTTTAAGAGAAAATATAGTTTCTTTAGCAAGAAATATCGGATATGTTCCAAGATCACGAAAGTCTGCTAGAGCAGTCGTAAGTTTTTCGGTAGATACTTCAAATATTACTCCTACACCAGCAACTTTAACCTTACATAAAGGGATAGTTGCTGTATCATCAGGATCATTTGGTAATGCTTCTAATAATTTTTGTATTTTAGATGATATTTCTGTTCCTGTATTCAATAATGTTGCAAACTTTAATGATATTTCAATCTATGAGGGAACTTTACTGAGTTCTAACTTTACATACAGTACTAGAGTTCCTAATCAAAAGTTTATTTTACCAAATACTGGTGTTGACACTTCTCTCATCTCTGTAACGGTCAAAAATAACGAAAATTCGTCTGCATCAGTAAAATATTCAAATCAAGATAGTTTATTTGATATTGGTGGAAATTCAAAAGTATATTTCCTTCAAGAAATCTCTGATGAGAGATATGAACTTTTCTTTGGTGATAATATTTTTGGCAAAGCTTTAGAAGAAGGTAATTATATAACTGCAAACTATATTGTTAGTAATGGGGACACTGGAAATGGCGTGTCTTCATTTACATTCTCAGGTAGATTATCCTATACAAGGAATGACACCACTTATAATGTCACGGACGGTATATCCATCTTATTGACCGATTTACGCGCCTCTGGAGGCGATACAATTGAGTCTGTGGAGTCTATTCGTAGGTATGCCCCTAGGATCTATGCATCACAAAATAGGGCACTTACAGCAAATGATTATGAAACTTTGATTCCGGCAAGAATTTATCCAGAAACTGAATCAATATCTGTTTTTGGTGGTGAAGAGTTAGTGCCACCACAATATGGTAAAGTCTTCATAAGCATTAAACCAAGAGGCGGTGATTTTTTACCTAATATTATTAAACAGAATATAAAAAATAAACTGAAGAGATTTGCCGTTGCAGGTATTGTTCCTGAAATTTTAGATCTAAAATATCTTTACATTGAGGTTGATTCAAAAATTTATTATAATACAAACATGGCACCTTCATCGGCTCTTGTGTCTTCTTTGGTGCAAAATAATTCTAATAAGTACGCCGAATCAGCAGAACTGAATAAGTATGGAGCAAGATTTAAGTATAGTAAGTTTTTAAAAGTTGTTGATGATAGTCATGAATCTGTAACATCAAATATTACAACTCTTAGAATGAGAAGAGATTTAAGGGTGGTCCTTAATGGTTTTGCGGAATATCAGATTGGTTTTGGTAATAGATTTCAAGTAAAAGATCCTGATGGTTTTAATATTAAAACCTCGGCATTTAGAATTGATGGTGTTCCTCAAGATGTTTATCTCTCTGATCTTCCAAGACCAGACAGGGAATCGGGAACACTGTTCTTCTTTAGTTTACCTTCAATAGGATCACAGCAACCAACCATTATTAGAAGAAATGTTGGATTTATTGATTATGTCAATGGAGTCATCACTCTCAATCCAGTTAATATTCAAAGCGGACTTATTAAAGATGGTCAAACAATTATTGAAATAGAGGCAACTCCAAGTTCAAATGATGTTATCGGATTACAGGATCTTTATTTGCAACTAGATATAAGTAACAGTAATTTTGAGACTGTTGTGGATGAAATATCTTCGGGATTAGATCCTGCAGGTTCAAATTATATCGTATCCTCCAGTTATCCTAATGGAAACCTTGTGAGAGAAGGAGGAAGAGGATCTATTGTAAGATCTTCCACACCAACAACTTCGACATCATATACAAGTCCCACACAAACCTCAACAACTTCAACAGCAGCAGTGCCGACTACTTCCACTTCTACTTCTTCATCATCCGGTGGTTCGGGCACCGGTGGCGGCGGCGGTTACTAATTTAAGGATATAAAATGTCAGAAAAAAGAATTCAAATTAATTCCGTCGTCAAGAACCAAGTACCTCAATATGTGAGGGAAGATTTTCCTTTAGTAACTGAATTTTTAAAGCAATATTATGTCTCACAAGAATTTCAAGGTGCTCCGCTTGATTTGATTCAAAATATTGACAAATATGTAAAAATTGATGAATCCACTAACCTAACTTCAAATGTTGGACTGGGGACAGTTATAAGTGCGTATGAAAGCACAATTAAAATTGACTTAAGTAAATTTCCAACTGGAACAGATGGATTTCCTGATTCATATGGATTATTAAAAATTGATAATGAAATTATCACTTACACTGGTAAAACAAGATCCTCTTTCACAGGTTGTGTAAGAGGGTTTAGTGGTATTACATCATACACCTCACCATCAAACCCAGAGGAATTAGTATTTGAAAGTAGTGTCGGTGCGGCACATACTTTTGGTGCAAGAGTTGAAAATTTAAGTAATTTATTTCTCAAAAAGTTTTTATCAAAAACAAAAAATCAACTTTTACCTGGTCTTGAGGACAGACCATTTAACAGTAGATTAAATGAAAAGGTATTCATTAAACAATCCAAGGATTTTTATCTAAGCAAAGGTACTGATAAATCATTTGAAATTCTATTCAAAGCATTATATGCAGAAAATGCAAAAATAGTAAGACCAGGAGAATTCCTGTTCACTCCTTCTAATGCACAATATCAAGTAACTAATGATTTAGTTGTGGAACCAATTACTGGAGATCCTAGTAATTTGGAACTAATGACTTTGTTCCAAGATGAGTTTGAGGATAATGCAAGAGCATATGCACCTATCAGTTCAGTAGAAGAGATTATAACTGGAACTGGTCAAACTTTTTATCGATTAAGTATTGATGCGGGATATAATAAAGATATACGAGTTGATGGAAGCACTTATGGCGCTTTTTCAATTCAACCAAAAACCAGAGTAATTGGCAATGCTGGAGTTGGTCTGACGGTACTTGATGTAGATTCTACTGTTGGGTTTGCCACTAATGGAACTCTTAGAGTTACATTTGATGATAGCACTGTAGGAATCATCTCGTATAAATCGAAATCTATTACACAATTCTTTGATGTAGTAGGAATTGGTAAAACAATTCTTGATTCAACAATTGTCGGGGTGAATACTTTTGCTCATGGTAAATCAAAAAATAATATTGATGAAACTATTGAAGTTAGAATTAATTCTGTAATCAATGATTGTGAGCATCCAGGTGCGTATCAACAAGGAAAAAATGATACCATTCTTATAAAAACACTTGGTATTGGTAATACATCTTTCAAATATAAAAATTGGTATTATAATGTAGGGTCATCTTATGGTGTAGAATCAATTTCTCTACAAGATGCATCTGATAATTCTTATACCATGACTTTAAGAAAAGATCATTATTTTAGAGTAGGTGATAGACTTACTGTAAATGCATCTGCAAGTGGCGAAAAACCTCTTTCGACCGTTACTAAAATTATAAATGAAAGATCTATATTAATCAAAGGTCAAGGTAAATTAAACGAATCGGAAACATTTACTGTTAATAGATCTCTTTTAAAAGCAGAATCAAATAATTTTCCTGGCGCTGCAGTTTACTCTGCTAATGTGCAGAATGTATATAAAGAAAAGTATAAAGATAATATTATTGTAGCGTCATCATCTCTTCCTTTTTACAATGCAAATTCTTTGAATGCTGATTCGAGATCAGTTGTTTTCTCTGGAACATATATTGGGGATGAATTTGAAATTATTTTAACAGGTGATCATGGATTTTACACGGGAGATGCACTTTATTATACTCCCGAAATTGTAGAACAATCAAGCACGAATAGACAGACAGGTATAACTTCAACTACTAATGTTTTGGGGACATCTCTCTTTGGCGGCAATAAGGGCGGAGAAGGTCTTTATTTCGCGACAAGAGTTAGTGCAAGAAAAATTAAATTATCAAGAAGTAGATCTGATATTTACAATAATAAATTTGTCACTTTAGAAAGTTCAACCCCAGTATCAAACAATAAGTTTGATCTTTATAATTTTAGACAAAGAATTTTAGAGACACAAAAACTTTTTAGAAAGTTTTCATCACCGATTGAAGATGGAGTTGTAACTCCAACTAATCCTGGGTTCACTGGACTTCTTTTGAATGGGGTAGAAATTTTAAATTACAAATCAAAAGATGTTATTAAATATGGTGAAGTAAAGAGAATAGATGTTTTAAACAGTGGAGATGATTATGATGTAATTAATCCGCCAGTATTGCATGTTGAAGATTCTATTGGAACAGGTGTTACAGGTAACGTATCTGTTTCAGGTTCGCTTCAA